TCATAGGTTTTGGTTTGGTATGTAGTCACTATACGACAAAACCCCCCGTTTCTGGGAGGTTGGATGACACTTCTTGAAGTGGCGGAGGGCTTCTTTCCTAGCCCTCATCGCTTGAGGTTTAAGTTTTCTTTTCTTTTCCTTCTTGGAGTGATGTTTCCAATTTGGCGTGTTCACGTAGATACCTGTCGGATGAAGGGTCAGTAATTAGAGTCATACCGGACTCCATAAAACTTTTAGATAAGTCCACTGGAGTCTTATAGGTTGTTGTCATGACACTTGATTAGTTTACTGCTTTACTATAGTCGAGAATCCTTTGATCTTCTCATACCTTATGACACTTTGGAATTTGTCCTCTAGACCTCCTTTGTGCGAGATTACAAAAATGTTTGCGTCCTTGATTACAAACCGAATAATCTTTAGAAACTCATCAGTTCCCATACCATCCAGTGAAGAATCAAATACCTCATCCATGATGAGGAGATTTGTATTGACGGAATTCTTGAACCGGGCAACTTCCCTCCAGGTAAACAACAATGCCAGATCGATTCTCATCTTTTCTCCTTCAGAGAATGAGGAATACGAGAAATCATCGTGAATAGGGGATTGGATTGTCTCGTTGAATTCTTCATCCAACTTAAAGTTGATGTAGAAATCCATCATCTGTAAGTACTTATTAACCTGCTGATTAATAAGAGGAAGATACTTCTTGATAATCTTTGATTTTACTCCCCCGTCTTTTAAAAGACCATAGGTGAAGTCATGGTAGAAAATGTCTTCTCTTTTCTCAGAAAGTTTATCTTGTGTACTCTTTAGTTTTTGTTTGAGTTCAGCTAATTTGTCATGCTCAGTATTTCTGTTTGCAAGTTGTTCGGTAACTCTTTGAATTTCCGATTCCAAATCTCTGATTTGTTTTTGACATCCAGAGATTTGAGTATTGTTTTTAGAAATACCATGTGTGAGTGTTAGGATCTCCTTAGTTAATGAATTGAATTGACGCTCTCGGTCCTCTTCATCATTAATTGCCTTTTCCAGTTCTATAAAACCAGATTGCAACTCCTTAGCCTTATTTTGAGCGTCATCAATTTTATTTATTCGGAACTCTTCCTCAATATCCTGTGTACATGTAGGACAAACCGTATTCTCTGTGAAAAATTTATGTTCCTTAGTAATAGTTGATACTTTCTGAGATAATTTACCTTTTATGTTACCTAACTTCTTTAACTTATCTGATGCTCCAGTATAAACTTGAATGGCTTTTTCAAAATCATCAAGTTCTTCTGACAGTTTTATATTGTCATTCATTAAGTCATTCTCTTCATTGAGAATACTTTTAATCTTGTCTTCCTTATCTTTAATATTAGATTTACTGGTAGTCTCAACCTCTTCAATAAATCTCTCTTGCATAGAGATCTTTTCCTTAACAGAAGTTTTTGATAACTCAAAAGTTCTAATCTCTTCTTTGTGAGAACGAATTCTCTCTTTGATGAGACTATTCATGGAGGAGAAGATTTTAATGTCCAACAGTTCTTCTACAACTTCTCTACGACTAGATGAGGGGAGTTGCATGAATGGAACAAAGGAACTACTACCTAAGATAACGATCTGAGTAAATGATTTGTAGTTCATCTTCAAAACATTCTGTTCCAACCACTTCTGCTGATCAATAGCAGAATGAGATTGGTCTAGGAATTCATTATCTTTATAGATCTCAAAGTTGTTTGGTTTGATACTACGAACAACTTTCCATTCTGTTCCATTAACATTAAATTCAATCTCTACAACAGTTCCTTTCTCATTTGTTGTATTGATTAATTGGTTCTTATTGATCTTCCTGAATGCCTTTCCATACAAGACAAAACATAATGCATCAAGAACAGTAGACTTACCTGCACCATTAGTACCAATGATGAGTGTCGTTTGATCTTTGTTTAAAGTTACTTCTGTATATTGATTACCCGTGCTGAGTAAATTCTTCCATTTAATCTTTTGAAATAGTATCATAATGTGTTTTAGGAATCACAATGTCATTGGGTGTTATCACGGTATACCTATGATCATGCATCTCACAGGTTTTAATCATCAGTACATCATCAATCTCTAGAGTAGTCATAGTTGGAAACCCACAGTCTTCTTCCAACTGTAGTGCAAACCTAGTTGCATCATCTTTTTCTTCAAATAGATAAAGGATCTTATCACCATCTTCATCGGATACTGAATAAGCCCCATCCTTTTCCATCCCTTTAACTGTAATGATATACATTATGTCATCTCACAAGCTTCTTGATAGATTTCTCTAATCAGGTTCTGAATGATTGATTTATCCAATTCAGTTTCTGATTCCTCAATATATCTATCAAGAATAGAAAAGGTATCTTCTGACTCCTCAACCTCAAAGTCTTCTGACTCATGAAGTTGGAAGTTCTCTACGATTTTAAGTTCATGAACATTTGAAGAGTATAACTTATCAATATACTTTTCAAACTCTTTCATTCTTGGTTTGTTACGAACAACAACTTTAACGATCTTATCTTCGTAGATTGATGCATTCAAAAGTGCTGCATCATCGTCATCATAATATAAAACATGAAAGAGATTGTAAGGATTATCTACATGAAAATGTTCTTGAGTCCTTGTATCAAAGACGGTGAATCCTCTCTTATCACCGACATCTGTCCAGAACATTTCGTATGGATTTCCCAAGTAGAAGATCCGTCCATCATCCGATCTAGTGTGGTAGTGACCAGAGAAGACCTTTGAGAACTTTGAATATAACTTGCTCTCGCCACCATGATCCATGACGACTTGTTTATTAACTCTAAATCCGTTAAGTTCAAGGTGCCCCATCGCACATAGGCTAGTTGAATCTTGAATAGATTTATAAGTACTCTCTTCATTTTCTTTATTGATCCATGGAATGAATAGTATAGGGAGACCATCAAGTTCAACTTCAGTAGCAGTATCATAAACATGAACATTATCATATTCACGAAGTAAAAGATCTACTGCGTTAACCTTATTAGTGTTCTTGTAATATGCCGTATGATTTCCTACAATGGTATGAACTGTGATACCCATATCTTTCAGACGATCATAATAATTGTCCTTAGCCCATGCCAGTGCAGAGAAGTCAATACCTTTACGACTATCAAATGTATCACCCATATCAATGACTGTGGTGATACTCATTGATTCTAGATATGGAAAGAAGACTTCATTATAGAACTCTAAGAAGTAATCATGAAATATCTTAGAGTTCTTACGACACCCGAAATGCTGGTCTGTAATAATAGCTACACGCATCAGTATCTAAGTTTGGAATGCACACTGTCCTTAATACTGTTATAGTCGGAATAATTACTACTGTCAAGATCATTCGTATCAAAGACTTCATCGAAGTTAGTCTTCTCAAGAATTTTATTTTTGATTTCTAATTGTTTCTTTTCGTGTTGAATCCTTCTCAAGAATGCATAGTAGATAATCTGAGTGAAGTAAGCAAAGGGATTCTTTGACTTATCAGGACTAAAATTATGAATGTATCGGACACAATTTTCAATACCATCACAAATCATATCGTCCTTGAACATATAGTTCACGAAGTTAGGTTTGTATGATAGGTGATTTGCAATCTTTAAAAAACACTCACCAATGTACCTAGGAATAGGAGGCTTTGGCTTATCATTCAACTTACAGCGTTCTACTTCAGCAAAGTAGTTCTCAAGAGCCTCAAGGAACTCTTTGTTGTTGACATAGTGTTCAGAATTTCTTCCTCTTTTCATCGTAGTCATCGGTCGAATGGGCATCAGTCATCATTTATATTCTCTCTATATTATATCAGAAATTCATATAGTTGACAAGTATCCAAAAGTCGAGTAGGATTACGCTTGTCCGGGTTCATAAGGATGTTATAGGTTATATAACTTAGCTATTGTTATAGAGTTTCTCTAGAGATTTTTTTGCTTCATTAACAGAAGAAATATATCCCATCTCTTTAGAGAGAATGGATTTATTTTCTTTATGATTTTTTCTCAAGTAATCATGATAATAAACAATCATATCTATATTACTGTTCTCAGTCATTGTAAGAACATCATCCATATTGATAACAATCAAATCTTCTTCTGTAGTCTTTAACCAAGGTTCTACTTTGTAACCAGTTACAGTTCCTCTGACAACAATCTCTTCTACAGTGATTGGATTGGAAAGTAAAAGAAGAGTTCTATCTTCCTCCTCAGTTGCTGCTACCTTACAAAAAATTTCATCACCACATTTTAATTTTATTGTACAATAGAAATCATCTTCAATTCCCATTGATTACCTCCTTTAGTCTTTGATGTTTATCGTTGTAATGTCATAATTGAATTGTTCAGAAACGTATGTTTTAATTCTTTCAATGAAGTGATTTAAGGTGTAGTTTTTTCTTGATCCTATTGTGAAGTCGTCTGCAATATCATACAGTTTTGCTTTAGTCTTATCTTTGCCTTTTCTTAGGACTCTACCAATACTTTGAAGATTACGGATTCTTGATTTGGATGGAGAGGCAAATATTACATTATGAAGTTTTTTAATATTGATGCCTGTACTGAACGTTCCATACGATGCAACGATGATAGCACCATCTTCTCTTTCAGTAATTTCTCTTACTTGTTCTCTATCCTCGGCATCAACACCACCGTGAATAAAGAAGACCTTTCTGTCACCTGTTACCTTTTTATTTATCAAGTCATAAAGTATGGCACCATGTTTCTCTACTCTTGCGTATAGGAGAAGAGTATTACCTTTCAAATCAACAGTAAGATTTGTTATAAATTTATTTCTATTTTCGTGACCAATTAGATGTTGAATTTCATCTTCATAGGTATCAAACTTCTTTGGTTTATACTTCAAAACAAGACACTGAATATCGAGAGTTGCAAGATAACCTTCATCCTGTAATTTCTTTGTTTGAGTTACTTTATATGATGGTCCAAACAACCCCTCTAACACCCACTTATGAGTCTGTGATCCATCTAATGTTCCAGTGAATCCATATCTATACTTAGCATCAGCAAGTTTGTCCATAAGACTTACTAGGGACTTACTTTTAAACAAGTGGGCCTCATCACCAATCACTACATCATACTCCTCAAAGAATTTCTTATCTAACTGATAGACAGACTGCCAAGTAGTGATAGTTACTTCATTAGTGTTAACTCTCTCACGACCAGCATAGATTCTGTGGCAATGATTTTCTGCATCCCATCCATAGGAGGAGAAGTCTTTGTACATTTGTTCAACCAGTGAAGTAGTTGGAACAACCAATAAGATTTTATTTCCCTTCGCAACATGATACCTAACAACAGAATAAATCATAAATGACTTACCTGAACCAGTTGGACTTATAAGTAACTTTCTATTATATCTCAGTGCATCATAGACACCATCAACCTGGTAGTCCCTAGGTGTAATCTCTGGTGATAGAGATTTCATATAATCCTTAACACCTTCCTTATTCACAAATTCATTTACCTCAAAGGGCATTCCATAGAATTTGTTTTCATTAAAGTTGTAGGTGTATCCAGCATTCTCACAGAATGCAATAATCTTATCTAATAATCCACAATATATTCTTTTGGTTTTGAGATTATAGAGATGCACATGTCCATCCCAATACTTACTTCTGTATTGGGGCATGAACTTTGCACCAGGTACCTCAAATGTAAATCTATCTTTTAGTTCATGCTCAACGTGTGGTTCGGTGGTGATTTTTAAATATACTTCATTAACCTTCTCAATTGTCAAGTGAGACATAACATAAGGATCAGTTATGTCTATTTATTTCACTATCCCATTCCTGAACTGAATCTCATAAATTCTATGGCATTCTTGATTTGATATGTTCTATTAGTAATCTGTTTGAGAATACTTTCTAGGTACTGTAACATCACATCATAATATTCTAACTTTAACGAAACTCCTGAGAGTTTTGTATCTGCGTCCATATATTTTTGCATAGTGTCTTTATCTCGGATTTTTTTGGGAAATGGATTTTCAATATAGACCTCAGGGTCTGCTTTCCCACTAAAATATTCATATCTCTCGTGCCGGATATTCTTTCTTTGTTGTTCTGCCTTCTTTCTCAGAAGAAGAATATTGTTATAAAGTTCATGGTATTTTCCATGAAGAATGGGAATATTTAAAGAGTCTGTATGGAGATTATCAATATCCATTTTAGAATCTGTTTCCCACATCTTCTGAATTGTTTCAAGATCAACTAGCATTGACTACAATCAATTTCACGTATTTCGTATATAGTATACTTGAAAACCACCTCTGCTGTAAAGAATTGTTCACTTGTCAAAGTGGCATCAAAGGTCAAGGTTGTTAATGATATTGGAAATAAGTCATTAAATACTACTTTGAATCTAGGATTGTTCAGTTGATCAAGTATAGTCAGAGTACCATCCGAATATAGATTCAACTGACTTTTTTCTGGTTGTCCTTTTTTATAAGGACTTTCTTCAGCTTGAAAGTCATAAATTTCCTGGAGACTTTCTGGGAAGCCTAACCCTCTCAACCAGTTCTGCATCTCCATGTAGTTCTCAAGATTTGAATCTACCAAGAATCTTAATCTTAGGTCTTCAAATCCAAGAACATCACCAGGATATGGAACTTCTTTGAGATAAGTATTCTGAACAACAAATGGTAAATCTAATCCAGGAAGAGTTATTAAATTACCATAATAGGTAACCTTGGGTGCCCTTTGAACCTGAAAAGTAAATCCAGATGGAGTTAGAAAGTTTCTATTAGTGGGTTGGCCATTGTTTTGAGCAATCCTTACACCAGATGTATTGTTGGCCATTATTCACTTACAATAGTAGAAGTCTTTAATTTTATTGGACTGTATAAATAACCATTTTTTTCTACTTGCTTATTTTTTGCAGTAGTTGCCTTTGCATTACTTGAAAAAATCTTTCTTTCACTGTAATCCTCTGACCAATGATCTTCGTTTACATAATACAAATCACTATTCGTTAAACCTACATCACTTACTGTTTTGATATGATAGGGCATCTTTAATTTTATTATTATTAGTTATTTATAATTAAACATAAAAAAAGGAGACCCTTAAGGTCTCCTGTGAATGTGGTGCCCCGTAGGGCAGTGACTCACATCAAGTTCTTAACTGCAACTCTTCTGTAGTAGCGGTTGCTGTTGACACGGAGGCGTCCAAGACCCTGTGTGGTTCCTTCTGCGAATGGGTTGGCAACCAAACCATAACGCGTCTTAAAGCCAATTTTTGGCTGGAAGCTGTTCTCGCCAACGGCGCGAACCATTTGAAGAGGAACGTAAGGACAGTAGAACAGACCTGCGTCATAAGGTGAAGAACCCTTATAACCAACGACGTAATACTGGTTACCACCTGCGGCATTACCGGAGGTAAGGTTAGCAGAATAGGGATCGATGTATACGCGGAACTTACCGTTGATTGTACCAGCGAATGTGTTACCTGTGTCATCGACATTCAGGTTTGCATTCAATGCAGGGGTGTAATCAAGGATACCAGCCATGGTCAGAGCGGAAGCAACGTCTGCGGAACACAGAACCATGTTGCCCTTCCCTCTACGAGTGCGTTGTGCAATCGCGTTGGCGTCTCTTTCAATCTGGAAAAGAAGTCCTTTGAACTTCTCAACAGACCAACGACCATTAGAGTCGATGTCCAGGTCAAACACACCAGCAGTTGCGGTGTTAGAAACAGCACCTTGCTCAGCAACCTTGTAGATTGTTCTGATGACTTCTCTGTTGATTTCCGCAAGGATCTCAGTAGAGAGGATGTTAGCAAGTTCTGCTTCAGCGTTAAGACCGTGAATTGCCTTAAGGTCTTGTGCAAGCTCAAGGCTGTACTCAGCCTTCAGTGCTCTAGACTTAGCAGTAACGGTGACTTTCTCGATCGAGAAGGCCATCTGGTTGAAGGCATTGCCTGCAGCACCATCAAGTGCCTCAGCATCACCAGTCTGCATTCCTTGGCCGACGACATAGCCTTCGGAGTTGGCAGTACCAACAGGGTTAAGAACAGCAGGGTTAGAACCGGACTGAGAGGTGGTACCAAGACCAGCCTGAACGTCGGTCATACCACCGGTCAGATCGAAACCACCATCCTGACCAGAGAATGCGGTATCGGCTTCGTTGAACAGTGCTTCGTTACCAGACTGATCTGCATAACGTGAACGCATTGCGAAGATAAGTCCAGTAGGACCGTTCATTGGTTGAACACCAGCCAGGTCATATG